TTCCTGGCCTCTTTATGGGATTCTTTGGTGATAAAGGTTTAGGTGGTCAACTTAAAAAATTATTCCCGAAGACTACAACAAAGATTACTCAATTCTTCACTCGTATAAGCACATTCTTTAAAAATATAGGTGCTAAAATTGCTAAACCATTTAAAGCTATAGACGGAAAGGTAAAGGGTTTTGGAAAAACTATTGGCCAAGGCATAGATGATTTTATTAAGCCAATTAAAACTTTCTTTTCTAATATGAAAACTAAATTTACTCAGAATAAAGCTGTCAAAGGCACGAGTAAATTTATTGCAGACCTTGGTGATGATTTTAAGAAACTAGGTGATCTATTTAAAAATCTAAAAGGTGGAGCAGGAGGTGCCGGAGGGCCTGGTAAGTTAGCTACTCTTGTTTCAAAAATTACTACTCCTGTTAAAACTTTCTTTGGATCAATCGGTAAATTCTTTACTCCATTTAAAAGTTTTATGGGAACTGCTGGTAAATTAGCTCCTAAATTTCTTTCAATAGGTAAAACAGTTGGTGGTATTGCTGGTAAATTATTCTTACCAATTACAGTAATTATGAGTGCCTTCGATGGTATCAAAGGATTTGTTGATGGTTTCAAAAGTGAAGATGGTAATATTGTTCAAAAGCTTTTGTCAGGTTTAGGTGGCGGTGTAAGTGGAATACTACAAGGATTAATTGGTATGCCACTCGACTTACTCAAAAAAGGTGTTGGCTTTATAATGGGGTTATTCGGATTCGACAAAGGAAAAGAAGCCCTCGAAAGTTTTAGTTTCAAAGATTTAATTGATAAAATAATAAAAGCACCAATTAATTTAATTAACAAGGCCATTGACTTTATTGTTGCTCTATTTAAAGACCCTAAAGGCACTCTTTCAGAATTAGGTGGTAAGATTAAAGATAGTGTATCTAAAGTATTGAAATCTATTTTAAGATTTATATTACCAAGACCAGACCCCGATGGCTCTATTCTTGCTCCTGCAAATCTTATATCAAAAGTTATTCCCGAATCTGTATATAAGTTTGCTGGAATTGATAAATCAACTGGCGAAGATATACCAGAGCCTTTAACTGACGCTGAAAGATTTAAGGAAAGAATTAAAAATCGATTTGAAGCAGACCCGTTCTTTGAACAAGCTGATGCAATGAATAAAGCAAACATTGAGGCTATGAAAGAAGAAACAGAGAAACGTAAGAAAAGAGGTCGCGGAAGAATAGTTAAAGCTTACGGTGTAGAATTTGAAGAAGGTGTAGCAGGAAGTGCGAAAAAGGTTGACACTGGAGCTGAAATGGAAGCTAAAAGAAGAATGATAAGAACTCATAGAGGAAATGTTTCACAAGACCCAAACTTTGTAGGTGCGGGCATGCAAAGAGCAATGGAAAGATTGGAACGTCAAGCAGCTGCAGCTAAAGGTGGCACAAATGTTTCTAGTACTCATATCCACGGTCAAAAGGGAAATTCAGCTGCTCAAAAATTACAGTTAGCTGAAGCAGAATCATTTTAATAAAAAAGGCAACCGTAGTTGCCTCCCGAACATAATATAATGTGATAGAGTTAGTCTTGCTGGGCGAGTTTGGCAAAATAACTCAGTGCGTCATCATCATCATTTTCAGAGGTATCAACTTCGGGTGCGGTTGATACTGATTCAGTAACAGGTGCAGGTGCATCAACAACTGCTTCTGCGGTTTCATTCAATTCAGCTGTTTGATCTACTGATAGTCCTACAGCAGCAGCTTCATCACCAAGAACTTCAAATAACTTACGCTGTAGATCAGCATAACTCTTAAAGTTTTTTGGATCAACGAATTCTTGTAGTGAATTCAATTCATTATATACTTTTTCTAATGCAGCGTCATCACCATTTAAAAACGGTGAAGGTGCAGAAAATTCAGACTTATCATAATTACGATAGCCTTCAACATTTCGAATCTTTAACTTGAACTCAGCACCACCCCAAAAGTCAAATGGATTGACTGGAGTTTCATCTTCGAACTGAGGTTGCATTACGTCCATAATCTTATCAAATATTTTCTTACCATATTTGTATAAAAATACTTTACCTTCGTTATCGGGATTAGCCGAATCAGTAACGACATAAATGTTTGACACATGGTGAAGACGACGCTTACGAGCTCTTGCTGTTTCTTTGTCTTCATCACGACCTGTGTTCCAAAGATAAGAATTCATTTCACTTACGGGGTCTTTTTGACCAATAGAAGTTAGTGAACTCTCAATGTACCATCGACCTGTTGGCCCCTTGAAGCCATGATCCCAATAACGTACCCATGGGAGGTCTTCTCCAGCACCTGCAGGTAAGAAACGAATAACGGCATATCCGTTACCAGCTTTATCTACGGTGGGAGTCCAAAATCCATCTTTGCCATAAGACTTGTCAGAGGTGGATTCAGCAGCCTGTCGGAGTTTATCCATCGCGGCTTCACGATTTGCTTTTAGTGCTTCGAATGACATATCATTCTCCTTATTTTATATTGCAGTGAGTTTTGTATTTTTCTAATTATTATGCTTATATATTATCACAAGGTACGATTGGTGTCAACACCTTTATAGCATTTTCTGCCATCTTACCAAGTGAAATTGTATTATTATATTCTATTATCTTTCGGTATTTATATACTTTATCACGAGACTGCATATAGACACCAAGTGGGTCACTAATCTTTTTTAGTGGATATCTTTTCTTTAAAATCATTTCAAATATTACTAATGTTTCAATAGCAACTATTCCACTCATTAACATATCATATAAAAGTGTACCATCAAAAATATCATTGAAGGATAATTTTTGATTTATTGCTTCTTCTAAAATCTTTTTACAATCATTGTTAAAATTATAACTTATAGAATCCATCTTAGCTCTCCAATCAAAATAGTTCTGATTAGTCATTTCAGATGGCCAAGTATCTTCTTCTATAAAGTTAGCTGTATAGAAATTTATTAAGTCTTCTTTCTTACGATACATACTTGCAAACTTTTCATAGAAGTATCTTTCTTTCTTCATTTCAAAAGATGCAGGTGATACTCTAGATTTAAAATTATACTTTGTTGCGTCGTAGTCTGTACTAAAGTGTAATCTTAATGAATTGTATAATTGATATGCTTCAAATCCATTCATTAATAATCATACTGTCTTAAAAATTCTTCTCTTTCCCAATAGTCTCTAGCACCTAATGGTTCATCTAAACGTATCTTAGTTTCGTTGGGGTGTTTATATTTTTTACTATCATAATATAAAGATTGAAGTCTATCATCTATACCCTCAAATTCGTTAACCTCTGTTTGTTTACAGCCTGTAGCTGCAAGAATTAAACATAACCAATAGACTATGCCTAGTGCAATAAAAAACTTTGTCACTAATTTAAATGTCTTATCTTTCATTTCTTTTTCCTCTTTTTAAATATATCGTGTAACCAAGGGAAGGTTGGTTCACCATAATGTTCTTCTACTTCACACCCATCGTAAACTTTAGTTGGGTGGTTAGAAAAGTTTCTTTGATTCCAAGCACCCGATTCTACATTCACTGTTTTGTTGTGATGTTTTACTGCATCGTGTTCACTTAGATCAACTTCGATTCTTTCGCCTTTCATGCCACGAAATACTACTTTCTTTTTATTAGTGTTTGTCATATCCGTACATTGACCATTTCGGTTTAGTAATTTTTAAAAATACGATGGGTTTAAAAAAAGAATCAAACACATCTTTTTTATCTGATAATTTATCACATTGCTTTACTTTATTTACTATGGTATCTATGTCTTTATGCAACCATTCACCATAGAACTTAACACAATCTATAACATTATCCCATTTTCTATTATAATTATCGCTTAACAAAACATTCTATCCATATTATCATTATAGTAACAACTGTGATACTAAATTCAAATGCATGTTCTTCTAACCAGTTCCATATTTTTTTCATTCTTCTATTTCTCTTTTATTAAAATAATCTTGCCGTTGTGCTTTTAACGATGTTACGATTAATTGCTTCTGCTTGTAATTTTTCTTTCAAAGGGCCTTTCTTTACAAGTTTAGCAACATCTTCTGGCTCTAGTTCTAGTTCTTTACAAATCTCAACTATTGCTTCAGTATAAGTCAT